TCTGTCAGCGAGTAAATCTTCCTGATGTTACTATGCCATTCACTGAAGTCCCCACTAGGTTCCGTCAATTTCCTATCGTAGCTGGTGGCGGGGTAACATACGGGGACTTGACGGTTTCGTTTATCGTCGATGAAGAGTTAATTAATTGGAAAGAAATTTACAATTGGATTAGAGCCAATGGTAATTCTGAGGAACACATGCCTACAGAAGAACCAGAGTATTGTAATGGTCAGGTTCTAATCTACACTTCATCGTATAACATTAACCATGTAATTAATTTTGAAAATCTATTTCCAATCAGTATATCTGAAATGAACTTCGATGCTTCAAACAGCGACATCGAATACTTTACAGCACAAGTAACTTTCAAGTATACTGGTTATACTATCCGTGACGAAAAATTTGCTGAATGAATTTCGACAAACTACATCAAAAATTTGAAAAAATTAAAGAAGAGTGGGCAACAGACAGTCATGTAGATTTTGAATTTAAGAACAAAAACTACACTGCTGATCTAGGCAAGATCTCAATGGAGATCCCTTTCCAACATAATAAATACTTAAACCATTACACCGATCTTTCACAGATTAAAACTAGTCTGGAATTTGAAGTCCGTAAATTGGTACGTGAAAAACGAGAGTATTATGGCGGCGAAGCGGAAGCAAAAGTCTATGCCGAAAAACCTTTTGGATCTAGTATCAAAACAGCCGACAAGATGAAAGTCTACCTTGAGTCGGATGAAGACATCATTAACCAAGAAGCGAAGATCAAGTACATTGATCAGATGCTTTATTTTTTAGATCATGTTTTAAAGATGGTTTCCCAAAGAAACTTTCATGTGAAGAACGCTATTGAATGGGAAAAGTTTATTAATGGAAACTAATGTCCCTGATTACCGTAAAGAAGAAGAACGAGGTATACCTTACTCTTAATTCTGAGCAACATGTTCATCACGAACTAGCAGATTACTTCTCCTTTGAACTACCAGAGGCAAAGTTTTTAAAGAGGCAACCCAGGTTTAGATACTGGGATGGAATGATTCACCTGTACTCTCCTGCTACAGGTGATTTGTATTGCGGATTACTTCCCCATCTTAAACAATGGTGTGATGAACGAAGATATAAATTAACTTACGAATCTAATGATTGGTATGGGGATGTAGAAGAACCTAATAAGTTTGTCTCCCCCAAAGGTGTTGCCGATTATATGAATTACATCTCTAAGTACAAACCTAGAGATTATCAATACATGACAGTGTATAAAGCACTGAAGAACAATAGAGGATTGTTTTTGTCACCTACAGGTTCTGGTAAATCTCTAATGATTTACAGTATCGTGAGGTACTATGCTGCTGCAAATAAAAAAATACTATTGATTGTCCCTACCACATCTTTAGTAGAACAGATGGTAAAAGATTTTAAAGATTATGGATGGAATGCCGAAGATTATTGTCACACCATTTATTCGGGCAAAGATAAGAATACTGATAAACCAGTTGTCATCTCAACCTGGCAGTCAATCTATAAATTTCCCAAGAGATACTTTGATGATATTGACTGTGTTATTGGTGATGAAGCACACCTATTTAAGTCGAAGAGTCTGACAGGCATCATGACCAAGCTACACAACGCTAAGTATCGCTTTGGGTTCACAGGTACACTAGATGGTAGTAAGACTCACAAGTGGGTGTTAGAAGGTCTCTTCGGTGCCTGTGAGAAGGTTACTAGAACTGATGATCTAATCAAGCAGGGACATCTATCAAAACTTCGTATTAAGGTGTTGGTGTGTAAGCATGAATACAAATATTTTGAAGACTATCATGCCGAGATGGAATACATTGTTGGACATGAACAACGTAATAACCTTATTAAAAATTTAGTTAGAGATATTGAAGGAAACACTCTAGTGCTATTCAATTACGTGGAGAAGCATGGAGAACCACTTTATGAATTAATAAATAGTAACATACAAGACCGTGAAATCTTTTTTGTTCATGGCGGTACAGATGTAGAAGATAGAGAAGAGGTTCGTAGACTTACGGAGACTCAGGACAACGCCGTTATTATTGCTTCTTACGGCACTTTCTCTACTGGTATTAACATCAAACGTTTACACAATATCATCTTTGCTTCCCCAAGTAAGTCACGGGTACGTAACCTTCAGTCTATTGGACGTGTCCTCAGGAAAGGCGAAGGCAAAGACATAGCAACCTTATACGATATCGCTGACGATATCTCTTCCAATAGTAGAACCAATTACACCCTTAACCACTTGACAGAACGAATCAAGATTTACCAGGAAGAAAACTTTAAGTATGAAATCATACCTATTAAATTAAAATAATATGGAAGAAGAATTTTATTCAACAATTAAATTAACAACTGGTGAAGAAATAGTTGCCAAAGTTTGTTATCTAGATAATGAAGATCAACTACTAGTCGAAAATCCTAAAAGAGTTGAAGCAGTTAAATCTCGTAAAAATGGTGAGTTAGTACAAGGATTTGTTCTAGTAGATTGGATTCACTCAACTTACGATAATATGTTTATCTTACCTATGGACAGAATACTAACAATGTCCGAATTAGATAAAAGAATTGAAAGATATTATCTATCTACTGTAGATGGAAATGATGATGATAAATCTAGTGGTAAAGTACCATCTTCTGAACTTAACGAAAAGATGGGGTATCTAGGTTCTGTCAATGATATGAAAAAAACACTAGAAAAGATCTATAAGACTAGCTAAAAGCTATGTCTCTCTTAACCCCTGACAGAGTTATTGTACTGAGTTTCTGAGGTTTTGTCAAGCTGCTTGACAAGAACACAGTCATGGACTATACTGTATAGATGGTAAGCAAATCAAAACATGTCTTATGTCAAAAAAGAACACCGAGTATTACGTAAATAACAAAGACTTCTTGGAAGCAATCACTGTCTTTAAAAATAAAGTACGTGAGGCACAGGAGCAGGAAAAGACTCGCCCAAGGATCCCTCATTATATTGGAGATTGTTTTCTTAAGATCGCTACCCACCTTTCTTACAAACCCAATTTTGTCAACTACACTTTTCGTGAAGACATGATCTCCGATGGTGTAGAAAATTGTGTTCAGTACATTAACAACTTTGATCCTGAAAAATCAAAGAACCCTTTTGCTTACTTTACTCAAATTATCTACTACGCTTTCCTTCGTAGGATTCAGAAAGAGAAACGCCAGAACGACATCAAACAAAAGATCTTGGAAAAGACTGGTTTCGATCATGTCATGCACACAGATGACTATGGTAATGATATGAACTCTAGTTATGCTGACATGGGTAGTATCAAAGAAAACGTTGAAATTAGGATGAATCGATGAAACTATTAACACTAGAAGACTATGAATTAGCAGGTCAAACATTTTGGCCAAAGTATTGGTACGTCGCTAAAGAACTTGGTGAAGATGCTAAACCTGAGCAAGTCATTAAAGTGATGGAAGCAATTGGTGGTGTCGCACTGAAGTTAGCACTAGAAGAGAAGGGAGCAGGTCCATTCGGATTTAATAAAGTAAAGGAGGGGGAAGATGACAACCTTAGCGACTAGTCTAGGATCTAATCCTACTATCGAAAAAACTATTCCTGAGGATCAGGTTTGGATTGATGATGCTTTCTATGTCAAGAAAACTATGTTCGGTCTTTATACCAGTGTATTGAAAGAACCCTTCGGTGCTAACTTTATTACTGGTGCTACTGAAGATGGAGTTGCTCAGATGACACGATGGCATCTCAAGTGTCTACAAGATGGTACTCTTGATGATCATACTTTTGTCACTGGCGCTACTATGGGCGTTAAACTGTGACCGTTGCTTTAATCACTGATCAGCATCTAGATGGTCGTAAAGGATCTCTAACATTTTGGAAATACTTTGAAAAATTCTACGAACAAATCTTTTTCCCAACGCTTGAAAGAAAAGGAATCAAAACAATCATTGATCTTGGCGATACGTTTGACAACAGGAAAAGCATTGATTTTAATGTCTGGAGTCGTATTCGTAGGACTTATTTTGATCGTCTCAGCGATATGGGCATCACTGTCCACATGATCTTGGGCAATCATTGTGTGTACTATAAGAACACAAATGAAATTAACTCACCCGCTTTGCTGTTGAAAGACTATGAGAATATACAGGTATACGATGGAGTGTGTACTACTTACATTGAAGATACTCCAATTTGTTTCGTCCCCTGGATTAATAAAGAAAACCAAGAAGAAACGTTATCGCACCTTGAGAGCACGAATGCCGAAATCGTCATGGGACACCTTGAACTCGATGGGTTTGAAGTAACTCCTGGTCTTAAGATGGAACATGGTATGGACCCAAAGATCTACAAGCGATTCAAGCAAGTGTTCTCTGGTCATTATCACCACAAATCTAAGAAAGGTAATATCACTTACCTAGGTAATCCATACCAGATGTACTGGAATGATTATAATGATGAGCGTGGGTTCCATCTCTATGAACCAGCATCCAACAAAATGAATCGAGTCAAAAATCCATACGTGATTTTTGATAAAATTTTCTACAACGATAAGATTGATAACTACGACAGATTAGATGTCAGTAAGTATACTGACAAGTATATTAAAATTGTTGTTGAAGAAA